TTGGTAGGCATAACTGAAGCTAGTTCCGCCCTAACTGGGCTGAAAACCGCCTACGAAATGGCGAAGGGCATGCAGGCGCTTACCAAAGATGTTGATTTGAAGCTGGCAACAATTGAGCTGATGGAGGCGATCCTCACTGCTCAGCAAAGTGCGGTGCAGGCAGTCGAAGCTCAATCGCAGCTTCAGAAGCGTTTGGCTGAGTTGGAAGCCTCGCTCGATGCAAAAAACGAGTGGGCTGCAGATGCTGCGAGGTACAAGCTTACTGAGTTCGCGACGGGGGTCATGGCATACGTTCTCGATCCAGAACTTGCCGAGGGCGAACCTTCTCATAGATTATGTGCCACCTGCTTTAGTTCGAAGAGAAAGTCGATCTTGCAGGTGACAAAAAGGCGCGATGGCGGTGAAATCGTCGAGTGCCAAGTTTGCAACTCGACACTTTGCCTTAGCAAGTTTCCGGCACGCCAAATCTCGTCGACCAGAAAAGTTTGGTAAATCGGCCATCAATCACCGCACCCGCGCCGTCGCCCGTTTCCACACGCGCTCATCGGGCCAAGGCAATTCAAAATCCCCCGCCGCCGTATCACAGGCTGCGGAAGGCGCAGCAAAGCTTCTTTAGCGGTTTCACGGACGCTTCAAATCGTCAACGGCGCCCCTCATTCAACCACTGCTGGTAAGCCGAAACCATTTCGGCATTGGTCGGAGGTACACGGTCTGGCCAAGCGGCAACGAAGCGCTGCTTGAAGTCGTCAGGGATATCGGTCAGCACTTCAAACTGCCGCTTGTCGCTGCTCAGCAAACCGCCAGTCCCGGCGACTTCACGGTATCCCGACTGGAACATGGCCGACACGTCCTGCTTCGTGACCTGGCCCTTCTTGGCATAGACCTGACTAAGCATGCCGCTCATGTAGTCGAACATCTGCACTTTCTCGGCGTCGTTCATTTTGACGCCGTTGTGCTTTTCCTGAAACGCTATTTCCGACGAGATGTTGCCGCGGTAATTAATCTCGCTGTAACTTTCACGGGGCTTGCGGATCAGCTCTAACTGCCTTGTCGCGAGGCTGTTCAATGCCTCTCCACCAAGCACGCCGATATACTTCTTCAGATCCACGCCCTTGAAACCCTCGGGATCGAAGCGGGCTTGCGCCTCTAGATGCCATGCCTCAGATAGGCCGCGTGCCGCTGCGTCGGCCTTCGTGCGCGCCTCAGCGATACGACGTTCTCCAGCTTGAAGTTCTGCACCATCGATAGGCGCGAGATTGTCGCGGACCGCTTTCGGGATGGAGGCAAACTTGAAGTTGTCGCCCATCTGTAGCGCGATAACCTTGGCCTTCTCGGCCGCGTCCTGCTGGCGTGCCTTCAGCAGCCCCTCGTCAGTGCGCGCATGTGCCTGCACCGCTTGGCGGGCACGTTGAACGCGCTCAGGCGAGGCGCCGGTAGCCTTGGCCCACTTTTCGATAGCTGCATTCAACTGCACAGGGTCGCGCTCGACGGGCGCGTTCGCTACAGGATCAGCGCCCCCGACGCCACCAGCCCAATCGATCAGCGCGCCTGCCGTCCAGTTCTTGAGGAACGGGTTAGCCGCCACGACCTTGGCGCCCAGTACAGAGGCCACACTGGCACCGGGATCGGCCTTAAGCACCTGCTTAGCGCCAGCAGCGCCCGCGAAGTGCGCAAGGTAAAGCGTGCCACCATTCACAGGTAGGCCTGCATCCTGCAGCACCTTGCCATTCTCGTTGGTGAGATCCTGCATAAGCTGCTCTTGGATCTCGCCATCACCGCGCTTCGCCAGAATCTGGTGGTCGGACATCGAGCCACCGCCATACCGCTTGCGGTAAGAGGCGAGCCACGTTCCATCGGTGAACTGATAGCGTCCAGTCGCCGACGAGCGCGGGTTCTTCGCGGTATCGCTGCCTCCTGACTCCTGCCTGCGCACGCGATCGAGGTAGCTGGTCGAGGTGCCGGCATTTGCCGCCTTCTCCGGAGCCTCGCCTTGGTAGATCGACAGGATCGCGGCAGTGTCCGAGGTCGCGAGGCGGGCCTGTAGCGGTCCTTGCAGCCGGCGCATGATATCGCTCTGCAGATCCAGCGTCATCTCGTCCTGGTAGGCCGAGCGATAAGCTATAATCTCGTCTGTCTGTGGATCAGGATCCGAAAACATTCTGTCGACAATGCCCTGGTGTATCTTCGACACCGCGACCTTCTCCGCTTGAGCGAAGATCTGCGGGTTGGTCTTCTCGTCATAGCCTTCGAAGTTGAGCTGGTTACGCACGCTATCGCGAAGCTGGAGCCCTAGCCTGTCCTTCGCCGCAGGGTTCTCGAGCCCGATCGTCACTGCATTATCGACGATGGCCGACTGCTCGAAACCAAAGCTGGCTTTCTGCTCCGCACGGGCTTCGGCTGTGGCGTGTTGTGTCAGCCGCAGGCGTGTCTCGCCGTCGATCTGCATCAAGCCTTCGGAGATCATCTGGCGGGCACGCGGGGAACGCGCCTGCTGCAGAAAACCGTCTTTGATCTTGTCTAGATCGCGGACAAAATCTTTCTCGCCGTCGCGTGCATCACTCAGCCGCAGGGTCGAGAAGTCCTCTCCTTTGCCTGTGTAGACGAGCCGCGCTTCGGCAAGCACCCACCGCTGCTGCGCCTCGTCGTTGTCGAACTCGAACTTGTCGGCCGTGCCGGCGAACTTGGCAGCGCCCGCGAATCCTTCGGCCAGAACGCTAAGGCCGCCAGGGTTATCAGGCGCGCGGAACCGGGCGTTGGTAGTCTGGACGGGGCCGGCTTGGTTCGGCTGATATGAGGGAACTCTCGGCATCAGCTTTTCACCAGACGCTGCCAGTGCCATTTGTTGTCTTGCGGCCCCTGCCAACCCGAAGGCGGATGCGGGGAGACGAACTGCCCAGCGAGATAGCCGCCCCAATTGTCCGGCAGACGTGCAGGCGCCACGCCGATCGTACGCTCGCGCGAGTTGTCCCCGAGCATCAGCGAACCACCCGCACAATATCGCCACGGCTTTTGACATTGCGCTGATATTCTTCCTGCTCCGCAACCAGGCGGTTGTGCTCCTGGATTGCGTTCCATCCCGACGGCAGCACCCCCTCGCGAGCAGGTGGCGGGAGCACGCCATCAGGGAACACGTGGCCCTCGGGGAAGCATCCCGCCCCACCAGTGTTGTGCTTGGGTTCTACCTTGTTCGTCATGGTCAGTCCTCCGATGGTGCAAGTTGCGCGGCGCTGGCGGCAATGCGGGAATTTCGCTCGGCCTGAATATCGACGGGATGCCGACCGTTAAGCGTGTGCATGTCGCCTGTAATCATGTTCGGCGCGATGCCTTCACGGCCTAGCACACCACCTGCAATGCGGCCGGCATCCATGCCGCTATCAACGGCCAGGAAGAGGCCATTGAGTTTCGTGTAGTGGAACTCGGTACCCGCGAGCCGTTTGATTTCTTTGACTGCCTGGGCGTGTGCTTTGAGCGATGCCGCGAGCGCCGTAGCTGCTTCTGTGATCTGGGAAGCGCTGCCGGTGCAGATATCCAGTTGCGCGGCCACTGCCTTCTCGAACTTCGCGAAAGACTTACGCTTGGCCTGCCTCGTTTCCTCGGCCTGCAGGCGCTGACTTTCTGTCCATGCGCTGTGCAGACCCTGCAAGCGGCCCTCGACCAGATCGAGATCGCCCTTGGCTTTGGTCACATCAGCATCGGTGCCAGAGCCCGTCACGATCGCGAGGTTCGCTTTACGGAATTCTGCCTGTGCGGCTTCGCGTGCGTCGGTCAACTGGGCGAGCCGATACTCGAAATCATCCTTGGTGAGAAGCTTCACGGTCGGTCCCTTCAGTTGAGAACGTTTTTGTGCACGATGGTGCGGAGAAGTTCGGAAACGGACATCCGCTCGATCCGGGCACGTTCCTGCAGGGCACCAATCAGGGTCGCGCTTGCTCGGAAATTGATCAGTGGCTGGCCTTGTGATTGTCGCATAACTGCCTCCGTGTAAGACAGTTATGGACCCATCTTGGTTAGGTTTGAATCGCGGCAGCATTCAACCCGACATTGGCCCAATCGAGCAGTTCTATCGCGCCCAACGATGATGTAGGATTGCCCCGACCAGTCGCGGTTCAAACTGGAGATGCTAAATGGCTACCCAAGCACCCGCAGTTCCGGCAACGCCTCAGAACCTTGGCGCTGCACTCTTTGCCTTCGTGGACGCTCTAGCCACCGCTGCGAAACTTCGAGCAGAGCGGACCGAGCAACACTGGATCATACCCGCTAGCCAAAATTGCTGGGAAGCTGCGGGTATGATGTTCCGCGATGATCCTCCGGAGTTGGCGCCCGAAGACGACGACCCGGCTACGCAGGCCGCGTTTGCGATGCTGGAAAACGAGATGCTGTACCTCGCCTCAAGCCTGTACGATCACGTCTCGGACTTATCGCAGAATACCTTAGGTCCAGTCCAAGATCGCTTCACTGGATACGTGATCGACCCTCTGGACGACAGTTTCGTAAATGGTGCAGATGTCGTCACCGGCAGCGTGAAGGCTCTCTTTGATAAGCTGCCCAAGTGGTTGCAGCGCATCCTCGAAGTGCTCATGGAGGCGCTGAAACTCACCAAAGGCATCATCGACTGATCGGCGGACTACTCGCCACGGTCAATGCCCCCGTTCCAACTCGCCATATCGCGAGCAAGGATTATAGGGCTTTTCAATGCCAAAGCCGGTCGGGTTGTACCAAGCGCCAGTTTCCACCGGCATCACCGGCTCGGCAAAGGTTAGCGCAAGCGCGTCGGCATCATCCGGCGAGGGCATGCCGCGAGCCTTCATATCCCTCTTGGCTTCAAGCTGGATCGAGACCTGATCGGCGGCATAGCCATATTCCGGCCCAGTCAGATCGGCCTCCAGGTCGTCGCTGTCTGGGATCGCCCCGGTCGCAAGCCATGTGCGCATGGTCGTCCACATCTCCGCGCGCTTGTTCTTGGTTTTAACCCTGACGCCGCCGGCCCACTCTGCATCGCGTCCCTTGCCACCGAACCAGACCTCAATGACGTTCTCGACGTTGAGTTGACGCAGCCGATCGATGACGGCAGCACCGATGTTGCCAGCGTCGACGAAGATGGCTGCAGGCCGCCAGCGCTGTGCCTCCAGAGCAATATCACCGGCCAGCGTCATCGCGTCCTGATCGTGCCAGCGCCGCCATTCCAGACTACGGGCATCACGCCCCCGGCGAATTGCCAGGGTGGAGTGGTCATCGCCGAACCGCGCGCAATCCACGCCAAATACGATCGGTTCAGATCCAAGCGCTACATTCACCTCCCGCTTGCGTGCTCCCTGCACGAGATCAGAGCCGATGAACTGCGATGAGCCGGCACGGGGGAACTGCCCCAGGATACGCACCCGGCAGAAGTCACTGTCCTCGCCGTAGGCATCGATCCACGCCTGCAGCTGATCCTTGTTGGTCCGCTTGACGTCGCGCCCGTCGATCATGCGGTGGCGCCACTGGTGACGGAACCGGCCGACGATCACATCCCGGAAACGGCCGCTATTTCGCGTTGGGTTACCGTAGCAAATCCACAGAATTTCAGTCCCGGCGTCGGTCAAGCCACCGCTTGCCGTGTCCCAGATCGCGTCGAGGATCGAAGATGCCTCATCGAACAGCAGGATTACCCGCTTGCCGGCATTGTGCAGGCCCGCAAATGCTTCCGTGTTCCGTTCCGACCATGGGATAGCATCTATGCGCCAGGTCCGTTCATGGCCCTTCTCGGTTGAATGGATCGACGTCGCCTCAAGCACGAACATCTCGCGCAGGCAGTCGAACTGCAGGAGCGAGTACCACTTCGATAGTTCCGGCCAGGTTTTAGTCCTGAGTTGCCCTTCCGTGTTTGCAGTCGCCACGCCGCGCGTATCCTCGTGGGTCATTAGCGACCACAGGATGAGCCAGGACACCTGGCTACTCTTTCCGATGCCATGCCCCGATGCCGTCGCATCCTGAATAGGCTTGTGCGGGTTGGCTCTCAGGTCGTCGCCAATGGCCTGCAATTGTTCACTCTGCCACTCGTCTGGTCCATCCTCACCGGCAAGCGATGTGCCCTCCACGCCCCACGGGAACGCCCACAGCACGAAGCCGAGCGGATCATGTGTGAACCGGCCAAGATCGGCTATCACTTCGTGGCGGATTTGCTCGGGCGTCATGCAATGCTCCCTGTAAGACAGGAGCAGTGTTAAACGGATCAGTCGGGGGTTGAATCGCGCTAGCTCTTCTGCTGATCTGCTGCCCAATCTGAGGGGTGACAATGAACGGGAAAAGAAATTCGCGCGGCGTTAGACTGCTTGCGTGGAAATTAGCATTTATAGCCGTCCTTATATCGAACGATGCCCGAGCGAGTTGGGTTGATGGCAATGAGCTGTACGATTCATGCACTTCCGATAACCTGTTTAAGGCGGCGTCATGTTTGAACTATGTTATCGGGGCGCTAGACGGTAATCCATCCATCAAGACACCGGCAAGCGCGACGAGGGGGCAAGTAAGAGATGTTGTGGTGAAATATCTCAAGGATCACCCGGCAGATCGCGATCTGCCTGCTGGCTTTTTGGTATACTTGGCAGTGCGGGACGCATGGCCGACGCTGCAGCCGAAAGCGACGTCATCGAACTAGCAAGTGTGGCTTATAAGCGCGCCACAAGGTTGCGCACACTCGAAGCATACCACCTTCCGCCCCTTGCTGTCACGATCCCGGCATCGTTCAGAGCCGCCGCGACACCCCCAAGCGAAGTCACTCCTCGGGCCGCTAGATCATCGATGATGGGGCGCAACTCATGTGCTCGCTGATCAGCACTGGCAGTTACGGCTTCGACAGCTGCCGTATTCCCCCGCTGAGCCCTTCTCAGCGCAGCGGCGCCGTTCGGATTGCCCAGACGCTGCCCCCGCGCCTTTGCAGCCTGGAGTGCCTCCTGAGTTCGTTTGGAGATCGCCTTGCGTTCTGCCTGGGCGACCGCAGCCATTATGTGCACCGTCAACTCGTTCGCCTCGGGCATATCGGCCGCGATAAACTTGGCGCCACTCTCCTGCAGGGCAGCGAGGAACGCGACATTGCGCGAGAGGCGATCCAGCTTGGCGACGACCAGCGTAGCGCCGGTCACCTTGGCCCGGTGTAGGGCCTTCGTAAGTTCAGGACGGTCGGCCCTCTTGCCACTCTCCACCTCGGTGTATGGCGGCGCAATGATTTCCCAACCTCGGGAATTGCAAAGGGCTTCCACGGCCTGGCGCTGAGCGTCGAGGCCCAAACCCGACCGGCCTTGAGCGGCTGTTGATACGCGATAATAGACGACTGCGCGCATTGGATCATGTCCTATACAAATCTCTGTAACGAGCGTTACGCAGTTTTGTATAGACATACTAGGGGTAAATTGAAGCTAATGTGCTGGTGGCTTGCAGAGCTGCGGCGACACCTGCCGCGATCGCACCAGCGCGGTTCCATTTAGACTGCTCTGCAAGCGTGAACTCCATATCTGAGCCGTCGAACAGCGTCCACGCAGCGTAGGCAATACGGCCGTTCTGCTCAAAGAACTTGTTCCGCCGCCTAACAGCTTCTTCCGGTGATACCTTCTTGGTCCCTGCTAAAAACCAGCAACCAGCGGCCACGAGTGCTGCCGCAGCGCTGGCTGCGGCCGTTAGTACGACGATGTTCATGGCTTTCAGTACAACCGCGTCGTCACGTCTCGCAAGGCTCAGTTCGGAAGTGTCGCTGCAGCCCTTCGCCGTGCCTGTTCCAGCAGCGTTGCCGTCGCCTCGTCCGACTTCATCTCGATCCCAAGATCCTGTTTCGGGCGACCCCAGCCACGATCGAGCAGTGCCGTTGCCGCAGACACCTTCGCCGCATGGCTGGCCTCAGCATCGTCCAGCACGTCGACAAGAGCCTCCACAGACTTAGCCGTATGCTCGCGCGCCAGGTCGGTCAGCGTCCGGCCATCAGGCATCACGACCTTCGATTTCCCGCCTGGGTTTCCGCTCTGTCCCTTCACGAATGGCATCGTTCCATATCCTGAATGTTGAGTGCAATCAGGCATAGGGCATCGGCTGTCGGAATGAATCGCTGGCTCAGATTGCGGGTAGTGCGGGTAGTTGCGGGTAGTCCCTCAACCTAACGCGGGGATTTGTCAGTGACAAAATAGATATAAGGGCTGGGAAAATACCCGCAAAACCCCGCACTACCCGCAGCCAGCTTCAGAGGCACAGAATGTTGCGAAGGCGCCACAGGCGTGTGTTATCCACGTTAGCTGACATGGACTCGTGATCTGGTGTATAGTACACGCAGAAACACCCGCGAGCGCGAACTGGCGGGTGTTTCATAAATCAGGCTCGCAGGCCCGATTTCAAGGTAATGTTGATAAACGTGCCCTTAAGGCATGGTGACGCCTTGGTCAATACCCTGTGAGCCAACGTGAAGGCTCGTGACTAATGGCAATTCAGCACGCATTGAAAGTTTTCGAGTACGAAGACCATCGACCTTTCCGCATCATAGACATCAACGGTGAGCCTTGGTTCGCCCTGACCGACATCTGCCGAGAGCTCGAGATTGCAAACGTCGGAAATGCCGCATCTAGGCTAGACGACGACGAGAAGAGTAGCATCCGTAATCCGGATGTTACCTCCAGCGGGGGCAATCCAAACCTCACGGTCGTGAATGAATCGGGCCTCTACTCGCTTATTTTGACAAGCCGCAAACCGACCGCAAAGCGTTTCAAAAAGTGGGTTACCTCTGAGGTTCTGCCTTCGATCCGGAAAACGGGATCATATGGGGCAGGAACTCCAGCCTTTATCCGCCGCGCGAATGCGAATGCTGATCGCGTAAGCCTCGGTTGTTTCTCGGTGATTGACGAAATCACGGTGCGCCTTTGGGGGCGCTTCGAACGATTGGGCCATATCGTGGCTGACACTGCTCCGGACGGAAAGGAAATCCGGCCTGACATTAGCGTTGGGCGGGGCTTTTCGAAGTGGCTCAAGGCGAATCACAGGACAGTTGCCGACAACTACAGCTTCTACATGCACTGGACCCCGGCGAAGGAAGTGGAAGCGCGGCAGTATCCCCGGGCCATGCTCCCGCTCTTTCTGGAATTCCTAGAGGAGGTGTGGATTCCAAACGAGGCAGAGCGATATTTCAACCGGCGCGACCCTGCAGCGCTGCCTCACATCGGTTTGCTCTTGCCTGCGCCCGCGCGGCGTTGATTTAGTGCCGGGCGACGCCTCACTGGCGTCGCCCGACTAGTCTACCCTCATCACCGCCCAAGCCTTCTGCTTCGCGTGGCTGTCCTCCTCATCGATGAATTTAAGACCATCAATTACCCGCCCGCGATGGCGGCCTAGCCATCGTCCGAGCCTGCGGGCATTGATCCCGCCGCCGCGCTCTTCGGCTACATCCACTAGTGCTTGATAAAGGTCTCCGTTGATCCGGTTACCGAGGGAATTCAACTGCCGTGCCGCCTCTATGATCTTGCTCGTCGTCAGCGAGGCAGAACCAACGGCACCGTGCCATGCGACAAGGGCAGCGCGAAGACTAGAGGTCGTAGGGTCATCAGCCCGGGCCGCCTCCATTGTTTTCACCGGATCGGGCTTTCCCAACCAAACCAGCGCTGAGCGGACGATCCGGCTCCAATCCTCGAATGAAGCGAGCGACGGCAATACCTCGGGATAGCCTGCAGCAGCATAGGCCCGTGCTATGATTAGGGCCGCAGCGACGTAGCGCCCACGATCGGCGAGCACGGCATCGAACGGATGCCCCTTGAACTCACGCAGTTCTGGCCGCTCCATGTTCGGATCTAGCGAACACAGGATCACACGGCGGGTCATGTCGCCGACCATGTGGATGTTGTTGCCTGTGGCAAAACAGGTAGCCCGGCTTTCGAGACGAACCTGCTTAGTGAAGCCAAGTACGCGAGGGGTGATAAGAGGGCGTTCGATCATCTGGCACAGGAAGTCACCACCTAGATCCCCGTTCACGTTGTCGATCGAGATAATCGGCTGGCCACCAATCAACGCCGAAACCAAGCGCTTCTCTGTCTCTGTCTCATCACGTCCGGCTGCCATAACTGGGGCGCGCTGCCCAATGCTGATCGCAGCAGCAAGGTCAATAATATAGCTTTTGCCCGATCCGGCGACTGGCGCGCTGGTGGCGTGGAGCGGGGCGACCGGCATGGCGCCGCGCACAACTGGCGTGATCAAGGCTGACAGTGCCACCGACCGACTGGCGCCGTCGACAAAAGGGAACTCATCTAGAAGGCTATCGAGCATGGCTAGCGCCCTGAGTGCATCGGCCTTGCTCGGCTTCTCGGGTATTGTTGGAAGCGGTGGCGGATCGAGCAGAAGCAGTTGGGTCGCCCGGTCATAGCCTGGCGTGCTCAGGATCGTGCCATTAGGTCTGAGTGTGGGCGTAGTGATTACGCCGGCAAGGCAGGGGAACTTCCATTCGCCATCGCGGGCGAGGATAGTGGCAGCGATGGTGCGCGGCGGATCAGTCAGCACCGTGCGTTTCTTGCGGCCATCAAACCTCGTCCAGTCCGCACAGCGCGAGAGGTGATCGACAAGCATGTCGCAGGTGACTTCCGTCAAACGTGCGACCTTTGTTCGCCCACCTTTGGCAGCAAGAACCTCATCGACTATTGGCCGCACAATCCCGCCGCGATTGTAGAAGGGCGCTTCTGCCTTGACGAGCGCGTCTTCACCTTGGGTCGCCAACAAGTGCAATTCCCCCGCGCGCACCTCGATTTGAGGGCGTGTTGCTTGAGGAACGGCGGCGAGAATTGATTTTGCATCGACAGGCCGGGTCATCGCCGAACCTCCATAAGTTCAGCATTGAAGTCCTTCGCGCGCGCAGGGAAGATCACCCGTGCCGCGAGATGGCGACTGGCAAAAGCCTTGCGCGCCTCCTCGGCGCCCTTGAGCCCCGCCTCATCAGCGTCACCACCGACGATCACGCGAGACACCAACTGCGGGAATTGCATCTTGGCCATGTTGCCGGCACCCGCTGCGACCCACACAGCCCGTCCATGCTCTTGCTGGATTGTCAGGCCGTCCTCCAGCCCTTCACACACGACCAACTCGTTCGCAGCTGGTGCCAACCGGATCGCGCCGCCAGATACTTGGCCTAGTGACAGCTTGGGCTTGGCGACCTTCGCTTTTCCCAGGCCATCCGTTGCAAGATATGTCCGCTGTATCCCGCAAAGTCGGTTGTCGGGTCCGGTGATGACTGCAACGAGGCAAGGGCGCTGAGGACCTCGGCGGCCATACTTCAGCTGCGCGAAGCGAATGGTTCCAGGTATCGCCACGTCCAGCCCCCTTGATCGCAGATAGGTTTCAACCAGAGTGCCGGGTGCAGGGGAAGCGGCGCGCCAAATGGCTCGCGCCTCTTCGATCCGCTCCTCTTTCGGTCGCTGGGGCTTATCGATTGGGGCGAGGGAGACGGTCGGCATGTCCCCTGCGGTGAGCATCGATGCGGCGCGGCGAAAATCAACGCGGTGCAACTCGCGCACGAAATCGATAACGTCGCCGCCCTTGCCGCATCCGAAGCAATACCAGCGATGCCCGCCCTTGTAGATGTAGAGGCTTGGCGACCCGTCATTGTGGAACGGGCAGCACCCGCGCCATTCATTACCAGCGGTCTCCAACGGAATGACGGCGCCGACGACAGAAGGGAGAGGGTGAGCAGCGGCGATCATCGCCGTATCGACAAGAGCGTTCATGAGCGCGACCTTCCCACACGCACCCGGCGCGCTTCTACGGACGGTCGCGGGCTTGCGATCAGCCTTCCAATCCTGTATTTCGGTAGCCGATCCCCCGCCCGCCAGCAGAGATCATCGCCCGCCTTGTGCGGGCGTTTTCTATCAGGCGGCATCGGGCGCCTCCCACAGTTCGAGCGTCGGCTCAGGCGTCACGCCGGGCTGAAAGAACAGCCGGACAAGCTCATGATGTTCGCGGGCCAACTGGTTGGCGTCGATGGCATGTAGTCGGAAGCCGATCGCGCGATTGCCGAGAATGCCGGTGCGGATCACCTCGAAACCATGGTTGCCGGGGATGGCGCGGACGGTGATGGCGGGAGCGGTCATGCTGCCACCTTCGCTTGCATCCATTCTTCAACTTCGGCCGCGTTGTATGCTAGTCTGCGGTCGGTCAATTTAATTGGCTGGGGAAAGGTTTGAGCTGCGACCAAGCGATCAAGTGTGGATCGGCTGAGACTTGTCAGCTCGCAAACCTTCTTTGGGGTAAGAAACTGCGTTTGCATTGTCGCCTCCAATTGCGATGGGCGACATGGGGAATATGCAGACGAAGGATTTGAATCGCGGGCAGAAACTAAGGAGATTCTGGGAGCGCCGCTCTGACACTTATCAGCGAGCCACCGAGACGTTCATTTTCCTTGATCCAGGTGTCAAATCGGGCGCTCCATTCGATTTGCCGCTCTGCTTGCTGCAGTCGTTTTCTTAGACGCCGCAGATTGCGATCATCTGCGTAGGCAAGTTTGCCGGTAGCAATTTGGCGCAGTCGGTCCATTTCGATAGCAGGGCGTCCAACCTTTTCGGCGCGCTTTAGTGCACCTTTGCAGCGCTTTTGCATCTTCAGCGCTTCGGGTGGCCATGCCTGAAAAATCCCAGCATCTGGCATGTATCCGTAGGGATGCTTCACGCCGACAAACATTTCTGCCCATCGCCTGCTAATGCGAATTATACGAAACCGCTTCTTGGCCTTTCGACGCCCTACTTTAACGCATTGGCGCCCCAATCCATGAAGGGCGGTGCTGACGGCAGGGTCGATCGCTCCGCCCAGAATTGACGGTTCCGGCGGTGTCCAGTTGCAGAGCCATTTACCCGCCCGCAAAGCCATTCGTCCATCGACCCAGATGCCGACTGTGCCTGCTGCGGGCATTATTTCCCGCCCTCAGATCGCAAATGCAAAACGTTGGGTGCCTGCGCCCGCTGGATATCTGCAGCCCAAACATCCAAAGCATGACGCTTCTCAGGCGCATACGAGTGCAGGGCATAGACTTTGGCCGTGACGCCCTGGCGGGCATGGTTGAGCACCCGGCCTACGATTGTTTCGGATATGCCCAGCCGCACCATGTGCGTTGCCGCCGTTCGCCGCAGATCGTGCAACGTCCATTGCGCGAGAGGCTCGCCCGTTCCGGCAATGAACTGGTCCAGCATCGTCTTGGCTTTTGCGAACCCCTGAAAGTATGTCTCGCCATCGGTCGTGAACACATAGTCGCCCAGGCGCGGCAACGCGGCCAGAATAGCGAGGGCAGGGGTGGACAGGGGGACAAGGTGCGCGCGGTCGCTCTTGGTCTCGGCAGCGCCCAGCGTCCATGTCGCGGCCTCCAGATCAATGTCGCTCCATCGCATGCTGGCAACTTCGGTCCTGCGCTGGCCCGTCAGCATGAGTATGCGCAGGAAGTGGCCGAACGGATATCCCGACAAGTCCGACGCGATCCAGAGCCGCTTGACCTCATCCATGGTCAATACGCGATCACGTTCCGCCTCTGTCTTCGGTTTGGTAATACCCTCGACGGGCGAGGCGTCGATCCAGTCGCGGGACAGGGCATATCGAAATACGGTCTTGATGACGGTCAGCACGCGATTGGGTAGCACGCCGCCCTCGATGCCTTCCACCAGATCGCGCACATCGCCCCGCTTGATGGCTGCAATGCGCCGATCTCGCCAGTGTGGCAGCACGTGCATCTCAAGCCGGCGCCCCTGCAGCTTCCAGCTATCGTTGTTCGGCCTGGCGACTTTCTCGATCCACGCTTCCGCCACGTCCCCGAAAGTGCGTTCGAGCGAGTCTGTTGTACCCTCGCGTTCCAGCGCTTCAATCATCTTCTCGGCCGCTTTCCGAGCCGCTGCGAGACTGGTAGCCGGATAATTGCCGATCTTCTTATTGATGACCTTTGCACCAACACGCCGGCGCAGGGTCCATGTTTTCTTGCCGCCGGCGCCGACACGGAGGCGCAAGCCCGTCACCTTGTGATCGGAGTACTCGTCCTGCCCGATAGCTGGAGGTTTGATTGCCGCAATCTTCGTATCGGTCAGCATCTGGATCGTTCAGCCACTATTGCACTGCCCCTTTGTCTTGCCGCGCTGGGTGGATATGGCCATCGGCCAGCGCATAGGCGCCGCCCGCCGTTTCGAACCGGGCCATCCAGTTGGAGGCGCCGAATGTGATCGGGGTTGCCAAGTCAGGCCCTCCCCATCGTTGATGAGCCGCAGGCTCGTGCAAGCTCACGCTCCCACCATACAAGACGATCCGGTGCAATTGCACATTCCAGAACGCAAGGGTTGCAATCGTGCCCGCACTGAGGGGTTCTAAGTACCACGCAATGCTCGCGCTTACTGGCCGCAAGTGGGGGGCGCGAGGCGATGCGCTCAGAAAATCGCTCTATCATCGACATCGCGTGCAGCGGGTAGTTGAACGCCTCAGCTTCGGATGCATCTGCCATCAGACCGTCTCCCCCACGCCGAGCAGTTGCGCTACCCGTGCTGCGATCCGGCGGTTCTTGTGGTCCTGCCCGAGGGAAGCTTGGGCCCAGGCCTTTCGCCGCACCTTATCGATGGCGTCGGGGGACAGTTCAAGAAGTGTGAAGCTTATAAAGGTCCCGACATCGTTTCGCGTCACTTCGGATTCGATCTCGCGCTGATCGAAATGGACGACGTTCTCAGGCTGAATGCCAAACTGCCAGAGACTTAGCATTCCTTCGGCCGCGGCGCTCTCGATCTTCTTTTTGCGGCCTTTGTGGCGGATAGGGAACGCGATGATATTGGTGGCATCGCTCCATAGATTTGCTGTTGAAGGGCCCATCACGCCCTCCCCCGAACAGCAACGTACATCACGCCAGCATGGGTCATGGTGAAGGCGGCCTCGTACGCATCGAGATCGCGCTGCAGCCTCTTGATCAAGAACTCGCCCATTGCGATTTGCACGGGGCTTGTAGAGGTTTCAAGGACATTGCGCACATGCTCAAGATGCGCTCGCAAATGCTCTGCATCCTCGGTTGACACAGATGTTGCGCAGGCGGAATCCGCCTGTAGGGACAAGTCAGCCATATCGATCTCCTGGTGATCGGTTGCGGTTAGGAACGGAGATGAGGTTGCCGCCTCGCTTCGTTCCGTCTGTTACCTAATGGGCTTCAGGTAACGAAATAGGTAACATCATGTGAGGTTGTATGCAACGCATGAAACGTATGAACGACTATAAACCTGAGAAATGCGTCTGTTGACGACCGATGGTAAAGGCTCGGTGAGCCTTCTAAGCTTGGGGTCGCAGGTTCGAACCCTGCCGGGCGCGCCATTTCCGGGCAAAGGTGGGCACCATGGATCTGGGGCTGTTCGCGGCGGCCAGAACGGCATGTTCCAGGGCCTTCTTCGAACCTCTGATCATGATTTGCTCGCCGCTCACTCGCACTTCATCGACGAGCAGGCGCACATAGCCCTGCCGCAGCGCGGGATCGCCGCTGCGCAGACTGGTGCTCAGAAGTGAGGCGAATCGTTCGACGGTGTCCGTCGTAATCCGGCGCTGTTCTTTCGCCAGTTGCCGTTCCAGCAAGGCGATGTCGGCGGCGAGTATCTCGAGGCGCTGACGCTGACGGGTCTGGCGCTCGGCAAAGCCGGTGTCTGCGGGTGATGCGAGGCCCTGCTCGACGAGCTCGTAGAGCCGGTTGATCGCGCCTTCAGTGTTTGTCTTTTCCGCTCGGAGGAGTGTCAGGTCCTGGCGCCGCTTGGCATTCGATGCATCGCTATGATCGAGAAAGGCAGAGAGAAGGTCTGTCAGCCGTTCGGGCTGGAGAAGCCGGCGCTCCAAAGCATCGAGGACAGTTGCGTCAAGTTTCTCCATGCGAATGGACTGACCCGGGCAAGCGGTTTCACCGCGGGTAGTGCGGCGCGAGCAGGCGTAATAGCGATATTGCCCGGATTTGCCGGTGCGGATGGTGAGCGCGCCTCCACAGTGCTCGCAGCCGCACTTGGCAAGGCCAATCAGTAAGGTAGGGCCGGACACCACCCGCGGCGGCATGCGGCGGGGATTACGCTCGGCCAGTCTTGCCTGCACCGCAAGGAAATCTTCCTCGCTGACGATGGTCGGCACCGTCATGGCGACCCACTCCTCACGCGGTCGGTGCTCGCCGGTGCGCGAGTTGGTCTGGTTGAAATGATGCAGCCCCATGTAGGTCGTGCGGCGCAGGACAGCATCGACATTGGAGGTATGGAACACCTTGCCGCGATAAGCATAGCCGCGTTCATTGAGCCACGAGACGATCTTCTTGGCCCCCATCGCACCGGATTGGCCATCGCCCTTCAGGTAAAGATCGAAGATCTTGCGTACGATAGGCGCTTCGCTCTCATCGATCGCCAGCTTCTTCTTGTCCTTGTCGCGGCGGCGTTCAACGACCACGGTTTGATACCCCAGCGGCGGTCTTGCGACATTCCAGAAGCCGTCGCGGGCATTGGCTGCCATCGAGCGGCGGACGTGCTTGGCATTTTCCTGGCTTTGGTATTCGTCGAACTTATTGAGGATCGAGCGGATGAGATCGGCCATATGACCTTCACCCACATCCTGGGTGATTGAGATGAGTTCGACCTTCGATTTCTGCAACTGGCGCCGGTAGCGTTCAAATTCGAACTGATCGCGGAAGAACCGGCTGAAGCTGTGAATGATGATCACGTCGAAGGGACGGTCGGCGCTAGTCGCCGCTTCGATCATGGCGCGAAACACCGGCCGGTTGTCGTCGGTCGCCGAAGCACCCGCTTCGCGGTAGATCTCGGTCATTTCAATCCCGCGCGAGGCACAGTGGCGCTCGATCGAGGCGATCTGATCGGCAAGGCTGGTTTCATGCTCGGCCTGTCGGCTCGTTGACACGCGCACGTAAGCGCAGGCGCGCTTTGCCGGTTCGGCCGCATCAGTGACCTGTTCTGCCAGAGCGTTCTCCATGATGCTTCCTCAATCGAACAGGGCCAGAATCTGAGCCCGGAGAAACTGATCGAGGAGCGCGATCTCCTCGTTCAAGACACTGATGTTACCTGGCAAATCCGTCTCGATCCAGTCGTCATTGGCGGGACTTGGCAACAGCGCCTGCAACCCTGGCAGCGCGAGAAGAGGAATAATTCCGCACAGCGGAACGGCCGTCTCGTCATTGGCGGCCGCATCCCTGCCATCCGTACCGGCGTATTGATCGTCTTGTCTGTTGACATTCCGGCCTCTGCTCAT